AGCTGCTGAATGCGATGGAAGAACTGAAGTCGCTTGTCAGTGAAATACAGGTTTCGCTGCGGATCGCGCATCAGGTCAACCGCGAATCGGTGCTGCAGGTTGGTCGTACAAAGAAGAGCGAGCGCACTGTGCTCGACCGGCTTCCCGAACTGCATCATCTTGCAGAGTCTGGTGCGACCGAGCAGTTTGCCAATCGTGTCATTACACTTGCATATGCCGATGGTCGGATGTACTTCGCGGTGCGCAAGAACCGCAATGGGCCTGCAGGACGTTTGTTCTCGGTCCGCTTTGACATTGACCTTGGCAATATTAGTGAAGAGCGTCTTGAAGGCAATGAAGCTGAAGACGAACCGCAGCAAGCAGAACTGCATCCAGTGAACGACGACATACCGGAGGAGCCGGAATACCCGTTCTGATGCGTACGCTCATTAACGATACGAAGCAGATTAGCTACAACGTGCAGTCATTGCGCAATGCGTTGCGCGAGCTAGAGGTGGACTTTCACGAAGGTCCGACCAACTTCATCATGCGCTGCTTTTGGTGTGAGGGGTCGAAGCAGTCGTTGTATATCCATCACACCAAAATAAAACGCGCGGGGGTCTATCACTGCTTCCGCTGCGGCAGACACGGACACTTCGATCAGTTCATCGCGGGGATCACTGAGTGGGGACCGCTTCAAGTATTATCATTCTGCCGCCGTCATCGCTCGTGCCCCATTGATCCTGACGACACGCCGGACCATCCGATGCGCAAGCCGGTTACCGAAGAATATCTCGATCAGTTCAACTACCGTCATGCATACGTGTATGATCGTGGCCTTACAGAACCGACGCTACGACGGTATAGGATCGGCTACGATCCAGAGCAGAATGACATTATCATTCCTTGGTTTGATCGCGTTGGCAACTTGATGGCGATCAAACGCCGTGCGGTGTTAAACAAGTACTACCGCTACGAGACAGACAAGAACATCACGGCGTGTTTGTTTGGCCTGCATCTCGTGCGCCCGCAATCCATTGTTTGGATCACCGAAGGCGAATTCGATGCGATGTGGCTCGATCAGTGCTTTCGGCAGATGCACAAGCAGCAGCACGCGGCAATCGCACTCGGGGGGAAGTTCCTCCATGAGTCAGCCCAGCGTGAGCTAGCAGTTAAGAACCCTACTATGACCGTCCTTGCGACCGATAACGACGACGATGGTCGTGAGGCTGCGGAAGATATCAGCGCTAAGTTACATGATGCTGTCTTGATGGTATATCCGGGCGACATCAAAGACCCGAACGCGATGTCCTTCGTTCAAGTCGTCAGTGCTACGGCACATATTGAAGCAGCGCACGCTCAGCGCGAGCAGCGCAAGAAGGAAAGATACAATGCGTGGCTTGAAAACCATCAACAAATACCATGAAGAGAATACCGGACTCCCGTACTTCCCGTTCAAGATCAAGGAGGGTGCAAAGGAGAAGACCGTACGCGTGCGTGTCTTAGCGAAAGCTAATTACGACTACGACGATGGCGGCAACATTCTTAATCCCGAAGCGAATGTGGTCCAAGCGTTGTTCATGCACCAGAAGTTCAAGGTGTTGAACCCTACGCGTTGCGTGTCTGATGATATTGAGCCTGTGCCTGGAGCGTGTCCGCTGTGCCGGGTCAAAGCGCCCCGTTCGCTGCGTACGTATATCCCTGTGCGTGTGCGCGGTGATGATAACAAGACGCGCGTGCAGATCATTGAGTACGGTCGTGACAACCTGAATGAAGTGCAAAACTTCATCGAGGAGTACGCACCGCATGGCGACATTACGCAGATTGACGTGAAGATCAAGCGTATGGGTGTAGGTAAGGATACCGAGTACCGTTGGCTGCCTGCAGGCGATGAGCGCGAACTCGACTCCGACGAGTTGGAGTTGGAAATTCCTAACATGGACGAGATTGTGCCGATCAAGGACGAACTCGAACTCGAAAAGCGGGCAATTGACTTCGAGCGTTATATGGAAGCGCAAGAGCGTAAGGAACGGCGCGATGCTGAAGACGACGACGATGAGGACGAAGAAGAGGAACGTCCCGCACGCCGTAGCGCACGCAGTAACGGTCGCCGCCGTGTGCGGGATGAAGACGAAGAGCTAGATCGCGAAGCAGTTCCCTTCTGATCTCCAGGGGTGCGTGCGGGTGCGCACCCCACTGAGGACATCATGGCTGTTCACAGGACGCGGATCAAGACGGTGCGCCCACACTTTCCGAGCGTTTCAAGAGCGCATCAGGTCAAACCGCTTGAAGGTCAGGTTGAACTGATTAGTGATCTGCCCGATCACGCGAAGTCAAGCCGCAAGAAGGCCGTATCGAATCTGCACGAAGCTGATCGGTTTGTTGTTGTGTCACCGCACATTGTTTACGTGCAGCGCAATGAAGACTTGCGTGAATGCGTACGGGCGATTTGGAATTCGGGAACCGCGACGATTGACACCGAAACGCGTGGGCTTAAGTGGTTTCAAGGTAAGAAGGCAGTATCGCTCAACATCTACACGCCAAACAACGGCCGTGCGTATTTCATTCCGGTCCGCATGGTGCATGCGGTGCGCAACTTCACCGATGCTGAGATTCAGCAGTACTTCGAGGAAGTGTTTGCCGATTCTGATATCCGCTTCATAGGTCACAACTTCACCTTCGACCGTCATTTCATGCGCGAAACCTTCAACATCGAAGTCAAGAACTTTTGGCATGACACAATGCTGGCTTCGCGTATTCTTGATGAGAACGTGCCGCACACGCTTGATGATCTGTGCACCCGCTATCTGCATGCTAAGTCCTGGAAGCGCTCGCACGATGCAGCCTTTGAGATTTGGCCGATCAAGGTCGCAACGCAGTATGCAGGCATGGACGCGACATGGACCTGGAAGCTGTACGAATTTCAGCGTAAGCACCTGCGCCGATTGCCAAAGCTAGAAGAGTTGTTTTACACGTGGGAGATGCCGACTGCGCGCAAGGCCTACCAGATGGAACATACCGGTATCTGCTACGATCAGAAATACCACGAAGAAGAGATGAAGCCGTACATCACGCACATGGCCGAGAACGCTCGGGCGGCGGTGTACGAGCATACTGGCAAGATCAATCTTGAACAGCCTGCTGAGATCGCCAATGCACTATTCGAGATGCTGGGCCTGCCGCGCATCAACGAGAATCACGTTGATGAAGCGGTGCTGTCGGAGTTGAAGAAGCAGCATGAAGTGTGTGGCAGCATTTTAGAGTATCGTAAGTACTCGACGCTCAACAAGATGTTCGTTAGCAAGTTGCTAACGCATGTTACAAACGGGCGCATTCATGGCACGTTCAACACGCTCGGTGCCAAGACCGGGCGCATGTCAATGAATGAGCCAAACCTGCAGCAGCTACCGAAGCGAGTGGGGCCGACCGTCCGCCGCGCCATCGTCCCCTCACCCGGCTGCGTGTTTGTAACGATGGACTATTCGCAGATAGAACTGCGCATGCTTGCGCACTTCAGTGGCGAGCCCGTGCTGATCGACGCATTTGCATCCGGTAAAGATATTCATGCTGCGGTGATGTGCTCGATGCTTGGCGTGTCGGAGGAAGAGTATAAGGCTAACCCCGATAAGCCGGAGTTTGTTGCAAAGCGCGTGCTCGCGAAGACGGTCAACTTTGGCGTGCTTTATGGTATGGGACAGACGAAGCTCGCTTGGAAGACCGGTGTCAGTAAAGAAGAAGCACAGCATTTCATCGACCAGTATTTCGAGCAGCTTCCGTTTGTGGATAAGTGGATCAAGTCGATGAAGGTGCAAGCTTATAAGCACGGTTTCGTTGAAACGATTCTTGGTCGCAAGCGCCGTCTGCCGGATGCACAGAGTATCGACCGCATGAAATCCTCGATGGCGGAGCGCGAAGCGGTCAACTCGCCGATTCAAGGCAGTGTTGCCGATCTAATGAAAATGGCTGCGCTTAAGCACGAGCAGATTATCATTAAGAACTCGTGGCCGTACGATCTGCTGCTGCAGATTCATGACGAACTTCTATATGAGATACCTGAAGATTGGCTTTTGCACAATCATCATTCGCTCGATGTACTGCAGCACGAGATGGCGCATGTGTATCCGCTGCGTCTACCGGTTGAAGTTAACGTTGAAGTTCTTAGCAGATGGGGCGATAAGACGGAATTGGAATGGGAAGAAGATGAAGCTATCTGAGATCATTCGCGTGCAAGCGCACAAGTCGGGTGTTGACATCATTTGTGAAGTGAATACGTCGCACCTGACGCGTAAGTACCTCGAACTCAGTGTCATTGGTGCGCGCGTTACGCAAGAGATGCTGACGAGAATTCCAAACGATGATATGGATCGGCCGCCGGTACCGCCAACGATATTGATGCTGCGTGTCTGCCCGATCTGCTTCGTAGAGTTTATGGCGAGTATACATACGACTGCAATGGAGTTGAACACTTGAAGAAGTCGCCGCTTGCAGCGTTCGTCGGCAAGATCAAGGAAGAGCACAAAGCACTCGACTCCCCGAGCGCAACCCTTGCGAAGCTGATTGATGACTACTGCAAAACCCCGCACTTCGATACGTATCTTGCAGCACACCGCCATGATTTGGTGCAGTACGTCGATGACAAGCGGCAGATTCGTAAACGCTTCCGAGCATCAGCGGCGGGGAAGTGCCAGCAGCAGCAAGCCTTCAGTGTGCTTGCGCTCGAAGGCTTACCGCCGGGGACGAAGTTTATCAAGTCTGTTGTGGATCGACCTGCTCGCCAGTACCGGGCGCTGCATAATGGCACGTTCTCGCATCTTCGCTGGCACCTTGTCTTTGATGCGCTGCACGAGCAATGCATTGTTACGACGTATCGGAAGGAGGCTTATCGCGTCAATCATGAGTTGGACCTTGATGGGACGTGTGATCGCATCATCGGCTTTCCATTCGACGGTCGTGAGATTGTTGCAATCATTGACTTCAAGACGATCAAAAGCCGCTACTTCGAGCGGCTGATCCGCCCGCAGGACGATCATCGCATGCAGCATCATGCCTACCGCGAACTGCATTACGAACAGGACATCGGGCGCCCGATCGACTGCTGGCTTATGCTTTATGAAGACAAGAATGATCACACGCTCAAAATCTACGATCAGCCCTACGATGAACTGACGATCAAAAAGCTTCGTCGCATGTATCGCGACATTCCGGCGTGGTTGGAGGAGATGCGGCGTATTGATCTGCCAAAGACGACGAAGCTGCCGCTGATTGTGACTTGGTGTAAAGTTTGCGAATATCAGGACGCCTGTTTGCTAGAGCACCCTGATTTGAAAGAACAGCAGCTGAAAATTGGTGAAGCGGATGAATGATGACTTCTACGATAAACTTTATCGCCAACTGAGCAACATTGAGCGCGAGCCGAATGAAGGCGATCTCGATGAACGTCCGCTGGTCTATCTAACAAAGCGCGAGAGATTGATCTTGCGCTACTGCGGCAAGGTACGTAATAAAGCTGGTCTTGCTGCAGATGCCGATCCGTTAAAATACGGTGATCCAAAGCGTTCACCGCTAGATTTACACATCGACGGCGTAACATATGAATGGGTTGTTTCGAAGGTAACGGACTTGCCGTGGACAGGTATGGGTACTTCTTATCAATACGATGACGATGTGTTCGGGTTGCATGTACGCGGTACACGACATTCGAGTGGCAGGCTGATTATACACCCTTCTGAATTCATACATCCTGACGGTATTTGGGTGTTGGTGCGAGGCGATAACCCGTATGAAGTCACTGGTTGGATTTATGAGCGCGACTGTGAGCGCCCACGCTATCGGTCGTCGAATGATCGACCGACGGCATACTTCGTGCCAACAGTCCGGCTACGTCCGATCTCAGTGTTGCGAAAGAAGATTCACGAAGTATTGAGCACTCTTCCGTTCAATGGTACTGTAATAAAGAAATGAATCAAACTTGGAAGGCCTTCGAGCGCGAGGTTTCGCGCGTCTTTGGTTGGGAGCGCAAGCCGCTGTCTGGCGCAAATTCGAAACATGGCGGCGGGGATGTGATTGTTCCCCCTGGCTACAATGCTTTTATCGAGTGCAAGTACCGGGCGAACAATCAGCACGTAACGCAGTTTCGTTTGGCGCAAGCTGATGCAGAACGCAATCACATTGCGAAAGAGAACACCATGCTGTTCGTCAAGCTGAAGAACAAGCATGACTACACTGTAACGATATCCGGTGGGATGTTTGAGCGTATGTGGGGCATCGAAGCCGTGCGGGACTTATTTCTCTGATGCTTTCACCGCTCGCTGCAGAGAACGCGCCATCACTGCGCAGCAAGTACGATGCAATACGCGATACCGCGCGCAAGGCCGAGCGCATTGTCAACGAGATTGTGGATGACTATGCAGCGCAGCTTGACGAGTTTGTCCTCGCAGCGGAGAAAATGCTCGATGATCGGGGCGAGATCAGCGACAAAGCACTGCAGCGCATGGTGCTCCGGCTGCCTATTCTGATGTATCGCCTCTCTTCGCTGTTGGATCGCAGCGCGATTGAATCTGACATCGCAAAGGCCGCGACCAAGAACGTCTACGCGCAGCACTATGCTGATGCAGACGGTACGATCCCCGAACGTGAAGCGCAAGCTACGCTAGCGACGGCGGAGGAAACCGCTATTGTTGATCTTGCCAAGCACGTCTACTTGAAGCTAAAGATGAAGTTCGAGACAGCCGACAAGCTGTTTGATGCAGTTCGCAAAGTCCTTACGAACCGAGACACTGAGAAAGCCACATTTAGAAAGGAACGCTGATGATGATGGTCGCCGACGAGCGCGCAGTCAAGGTCAAGGTCTTTCGCATGTGGTTCGCGTTATCGCGTGCATGCTGGGTGTACGATCACGGTCCAAGAACCGAAGCCGTATACGTCAACCGCGTTGCACTGCTGACGACGTGCCACACCGAACTCAAGACTTTTCACCGCGAATGGCCGGAAGCACCGGACGGATGGCTCGAAGCCTTCGACGTGAGCGTACTCTACGATCCTGGAACCCAATCGGTTACCGTCTACGATACGGGGGAAGATGCATGAAGCCCGAACTGCAGTCCCTTATCAAGGAAATCGAAAAGCAATTCGGGGTTGGTGTACTCAGCCCAGCGTCTTCGTTAAAGCCTCGTACTTATAGAGGTAGTGGAAGCATTGCATTGGATGTTGCGCTTGGGGGTGGGTGGGGCCGGTCAACCATCGTGGATGTTATTGGCAGGCAGTCTTCAGGCAAAACGCTGCTCTTCGAGATGGCGGCCGTGGAAGCGCAACGGGTTGAAGACAAAGATTCTGCGCTGTACGACTTCGAGGGTACGTTTGATCCCAAGCGCTTTGCAGCCCTGGGCGGTGACTTGGATCGGTTGTTTCTTGTGCGCGCCGAGAACTTTGGGGTGGATGTCGGTCCGATGTTCTTGGAATGGGCAGCAGACATGTTGAAGCTGCAACTGCGCAGCAATCTGCTTGCATGCATCGGTATGGATTCAACAGCAGCGATGGTCTGCAAGGCAGAATATGACATTAAGGAAGACAAGGGTGAGGAAGCAGCAACGATGGCCTACACCGCTCGTGGCATGGCGTCATTGCTCCGTCAGGTTGTTGGATCGGGTTTAGTGCAGCGCAGTGACACTACACTCTTTTTCGTTTCACAGATGCGCGACAACATTGGAGGTCGTGGATTTAAGGGACAGCCTCCGGCGGATAAACGAACGGGCGGGCGTGCATTACCATTCTTTGCTGCATCACAAGTGGAAGTCATTCGCGGTGACATCTTCAAGGCTGATGTTGCTACGGATGCTGGCTACATCGAAAAGAACATGGAGGTTGGACACGAAACCAAAGTCCGTGTGCGCAAGAATAAGAACAACGCGAAGCAGGGTCGAGTCTGTTCGTTTGATGTTTATAGTGAAGGAGAAGTAATTGGGATTGATCGTGTAGCGGAATTGGCGAAGCTGGCGGTTGCGACCGGTCTTATCAAGCGCAGTGGATCGTGGTACGAGTGGACCGATCCCGATCAAAATGTATATCGTGTGCAAGGGATGGATGCACTGTGTGATGAGATGTCGCTCTTGGACATCCAAAGCAATTACATGCTTTCACGTACGCGCAGTGCGCTGGATTTGCAGTTGACCGCAACGGCACTAAAACCGGAGATACTTTACGGTGAGGAAGCACCTGAAGACCCCGATGAAGAGATGATGCGCTTGTTGGACGAACGGGCACGTGCGCAGTCCGAGTGAAGCGCAGGAGTACCGCATTGCAAGGAATCTCTCTACGATCTTCGGCAAGGGGCATCGTCAGCCTGCTAGCGGAAACCAAGCCCATTCGCCTAATGATGTTGCAGTTGCAAATCATCTGCATGTTGAGTGCAAGACGACAGCAGCACGTCGCATCTTGGTGGACTACAATTGGATTCAGATTGCGAAGCGAAAGGCGTTGCAATTCGGTGTAGCGGCCGTTATTGCGATCAACTTCCACAAGGTAACGCATCATGATTACTTCATCATCTCGGATGAAGACTTCTATAATCTGTTGCGCATACAGCGTGAGCACGAAGGTGCGTTGCAAGACATCAATTCGTTAAAGCAGATCATTCATAGTCTGCGTGCCGGTACGAAGGATGCGTACGAAGGACAACTTTAATGGAGTACGGTGGATTTGAATACACGCTGCATGGTACTGGTGTGATCTTGAACCTTGAATCACGCCCGTGGCAATCGTTCAAGGACGAAGATGAGATGAAAAGATTTGTCAACACCATCAATGCGGCAACGGATATTGTGCTGAAGGATTTGTACTTGCATCTGTCCGGCTGCAGGCGCTGTAAGCGGACGGTGGATGGCATTGACTTCGACCCGTGCGCTCGTGGCAAGGGCATCCTTGCCGACGCTAAGGCCCGCGCCCTCGCGGTCGCCCAGGCGTTTGCCAAGGCTCGCGGAGCAGGGTCGCCATGATTGACCAAGGAAGCTATAACGAGTATCGTTTTGCTAGTATAAAGTCGCTCCGTGCGGCCCTCCGTTCATTCCGCACGCTTGAAGCACTCGGCGATACGACGAGCATTACCATCATCCTTGATCTTCGCCGGGCGATGGAACCCCTCTCCGTTCTGACAAAGCCACAACGTCATGCGATCAAACTTCACCTCATTGAAGACCTGCCTGCTGAGGAAGTAGCAAAACTCTTACGCACCACTGAACGAGTTGTCTATCGAAACGTCGAGCGCGGATTGAAGTCGATGCTCGGCTTTCTGCAGGATGACTACAAGACCGACAAGTGGTTGCCGTGGATGTTTGAACTGATGCGCGATCCGCTCTTAACAACTAAAGAAATCGCGGTGAAGGTCGGCAAATCTGTGCGGGCGGTTGAAGTTTGTATGAGTCGTTACCGTGAATCAGAACACATACCATATCGAGCAAGCCGCAGACCGTATACTCATCGAAAATCCGCGTAGTAGGAAGGATGAGTATCCATGCTTCACATCGCGTCGGCTTGACTTTATCAGTGGACGAGAAATCTGTCTCGATCCCAACGATCTCCCGTACGCGCGAGCAATTATTCCGAAAGAAGCGCAGTACGACCGCACGAGCTACAACAACAAACGAGCTAAGGCTGCTGCCCGATCCAGAGCCCGCCAAGCTGCTGCCGTATCACGAAACATGGATGCCGACGCACCGCACGCCGCAGCACCACAGACCGAAGAAAGCTGAGCAACTGTGGCTCGACTTAAAAATTCAGCCGTAATAGATCGGCGCACTGACGAAATCGAGTCCCTTGTATGGACCGCCGAGCAACAGCGTGTCTTCGAGATGTACGTTGCACTTGGTGCTGAACGTACGGTTGACAAGGTGATCGAACTTGTTAAAGCAACGCCGGATATCAAAGCATCACCGTCTACGATCCGTCGCTGGAGTTGGCGTCTACGCTTTCACGAAATGGCCGAACGCACTGATGCGAAGGTTGTGGCAGGTGTAGCAGAAGCTGCATTACCGATTCATCGCGAGCGCGTGTCCCGTGATCTGCATTATATCAATATAATGAAGGAGGATTTCTACAGGCGCATCGACGCGGGCAAAATTCATATTGATCTGCCTGAATTCTTGGCACTGCTCAAGAGCGAAGCGTTACTGCTGGGCGATCCAACGGAGAGGCGTGAGGAGGTTCATACTACCAAGCTGCAGCATGAGTTGAATCTCACCGATTCGCAGTTGAAGGCGATACTGCGGGTTACGGCTGCAGCCGAGTTTGGACTGCCCCCGCCGGATGATGCGGTTGAAAGCGAAATAGTGCAGCAGCCCTCGGATGATGTGACTGAAGGCGAAGTTGTGCAGTGAGTGCCGATACTGCTGACAATGGGCTGATCGAGCATATAGCAAAGCGCGGCATTGATGCGAGCCTGTACGCGTATGCCAGAGAATACATTTATGGCGTGGGTGACATTCCGACCGAACCGTTCAGCTTCGTTGGGCATAATTATCTCATCGGTATCTATCAGGACATGCATCCGTACATTGTGGTCGAGAAGTCGGCGCAGATGGGTGCTTCAGTGTACGCGATGACCAAATCGTTCTATGTGTGCGAGAAGTTGAACAAAAATGTTATTTACTTCTTTCCCACCGATAGCGATGTGCAGGAGTTTTCAAAGACGCGTGTTGGTCCACTGCTCGAATCATCCCCGCACCTTTCGCGCATCACCGGTAAGAACGATAGTCAGGGGCTGCGCCAGGTTGGTGCAGGCTGGCTGTACTTTCGCGGTATGAAATCTTCGATAGCGATGAAAAGTGTGCCGGCGGATTTCCTTGTCTTCGATGAACTTGATGAAGTCAGCGAACAGGCCGAAGCACTCGCCGATCAACGGTTGAATCACTCGCGCTTGAAATGGCGGTTGAAGCTGTCAACTCCGACCTTTGAAGGCTATGGGATTGATCGCGATTTCCAACGCTCGGACATGCGGTACTGGAATCTGATCTGCAAGAAGTGTAATGCGAAGAACATCTGCGAGGAACAGTTTCCTGAGATCGTTCATGAAGTTTCGGATACCGAAGCCTATCTGCAGTGCTACAAGTGTCTTACGAAGCTAGAGCCTGGTTATGGCAAATGGATTGCGAAGCACCCGGAAGTCAATCGCATTCGCGGTTATCATATCTGTGGTCTGTACTCGACATACATGTCGCTGACCGATCTGTTGGTCGAGTACCGCGATGGCCGCCGACGCGAAGAGTTCTTTCGCTCGAAGCTGGGCCTGCCGTGGACTTCGACCGAGGATCGTGTAACGCGCAGTATGGTTGAAGCTTGCATCGACCCCGACTTAGAGCAGCACCCGGACGAGCACTGCTATATGGGCGTCGATCAACGGGGCTCAGAACTGCACATCGTGATTCGCAAACGGCAGAAGTTCGCTACCAAAAGCGAATTGCTGTGTATTACCAAGGTGGCGAAGTTCGATCAGCTTGACTTCTACGTACGGCGATATGATGTCGATCTATGTGTGATCGACGCGCTTCCGAATCAGCATTCAGCGCGTGACTTCGCATCACGTTTCCCCGGTCGCGTCTACCTCAACTATTACGTCGAAAGCCAGAAGGCCGATTACATTTGGAATGATCCCAAGCCATACGATGTCGGAGATGAGTGGAATGTCAAGGTGAATCGCACGGAAGCAATTGATGCGATGTACGAAGAGATTCGTCGCCGTGAAATTTCACTGCCACGTGACTATCCGACTGAGTTTGTTGATCAGATGTTGAACCTTGGACGCAAGAACCAAACCGATCCTGACGATGGGACGATCCTTCGTGCGGTCTACGTGCGATTGGGAATTGACCACTATGCCCATGCCAACTGCTACAGTCTCATTGCCCAAAGCCGATATGGGACAAAAGCATCGAGTATCATCGTAAAACCAAAGAGTTTAAGCCGAGTTGTAGGCTATGCTCGGCATTTTGAGATGGGGTCAAGATTCTGATGAAGCCGATCGCTGTCTACATCGCAGACTTCTTACTCGCCACGGGCCTGGTGCAGCGCTTGTCTGGGCCCGAACCAGAAACAATCAAGATCGGGGAACAGCGCAAGACAAAACTCTTCTCAGCGGTGCAGCAGTCGCATTACGATCCTGATGAAGACTTCGCACCGCTCCTGCAGCCCAATTACACCGCATTCGACATGTCCTTTGACAAGGACCCGCAGGGCCGAACCATCGCGGCGGTGAGCGCGCAACTCTACGAAGTCAGCGCAGACGGCAAATCATATATGCTGCGCAAATACACAAGCAAAGACAAGCTGCTTGAAGCGATTGGCCGCTCGCAAAAGTTCTTCAGCAGCGGGGATGATGTCGAATTAGAACCGCCCTGGCGCTTGCGGGAAGCAAAAGCACAATCGCGGGAAGTGCGGTTAGCGATGTCAGCCCAGCGTTTTCAGGAAGCTGCCTTAGCCCTAGCTGCCAAAGGTGTTTCGCTAGATGAGATTCGCACCTTACGTGAAGCCGATGGCTTTGCATACGGCAGCACTGGTGGTAACTCATCCTTCGGTCAAGACTGGGACACGCGTGCATCGTACGGTGATGGACGCGATGCAAACAGCGAGTACATTCCGTTGATGGGCGGGCCGTGGAACAAGCAGCTTTACTTGCACCACTATCTCGATATGCACTGTCTTACTGGTGATACTGAAATTGCGCTCCTTGACGGCACCTCTGCGCCGATTCGGGAACTCGCGGAGCGTGGTGGCGAGTTTTGGGTGTATTCCTACAATGGACGTGAAGTTGTACCGGGGCGTGCATATGATGCGCGCAAGACCGGAACGCGCCCCGTGTACAGCGTAAGACTCGATAATGGCGCGGTCGTGCGCGCAACGGCAAATCACGGATTCATGCTGCGGGATGGGACGTATTGTCGCGCGGATGAGTTGATGCCTGGTATGCGTTTGATGCCGTTGTATCGCAAGGAAAAACGTGCAGGCGGTGGTGTTCGTGCTTCTTACGAGCAGCTATATCATCCAGGATTGGACTTGTGGGAGTTTACGCATCACTGTGTGGCGCGTAATACACAAGCATCGTTCTTTGATGAACGTGCGGAGCCGTTAGATATAGACCATGTAAACCAAAATGCACGAGATAATCGGCCCGAGAATCTTCAACTGCTTTGCCGTAATGTGCATCTGCGTAAGACGGTGGGTTGGATCAAGCAGAATACGCCTGATGTATTTGCCAAGGGAGCAAAAGGGAAGCCTGTCTCCGAAGAACGGCGTCGGAAGATTGCAGCATCCAATCAGAAGCGATGGGAGAACTGGACACCTGAGCGGCGGGCAGAGCATAGTCGCGCGCTTTCGCTTGGACAGCAGCGTGCGTGGGATGAAGGGCATCACTCTGGACGTGTCTCTTCGTCTGCAGCGTTGCGTATATCACATTCCAAGCGTAGCTCGGAAGAGAAGGCGGAAACTGCACAGCGTATTTCTATAGCAAATAAAGCCGCATGGGCGAAGCGCAAAGCACTGCAAACCGAAGGGCTCAATCACAAAGTTGTATCTGTTGTGCTTTGCGAAGCGGAAGATGTTTACGACATCTCGGTGGCTGAGCACAGTAACTTTGCGCTTGCAGACGGTATCTTCGTTCATAACTCGAAGGCGTTTGAAGCTTATAATCATAATCCGTACGCGCATCAAGTCGTCAATCTCACGACTTTGATGACACTTGGACGTGGTATCGACCATACTTGCACTAGTATCGAAGTTGACGAAATCATTCGCGAGTTCGTTGATCGTACATCGTTCTACGAACGGCTTGAAGTAATCGTAACCGATCTGTGGTGGAGTGGTGAGGACTTCACCGAATTTCACGACGATACGCCTAAGAAAGGCCAGACCGACTTTCGTACGCTCGATCCGTCAACAGTTTGGGAAATTGTTACCGATCCCGATGATATTCGTAAGGTGTATTACGCGCACCAGCAATATTCGACACCTTATCAAATTTATGTAACAGGTGTTCCATCGAGTAAACAGCCGGAGGTGATGAAGTACATCATTCGGCAAGTTCCGGCGAAGCAGTTTCTACATACGAAGATCAACGTTAGTGATTGGGAGAAGCGCGGCCGCAGCGATCTGTTCTCGATCCTGGGGTGGCTCAAGCGGTTGAAAGACCTGTTGAACGCGCGCGTTATCAAGGGCCAACTCGAAGCCGCGTTCGTGTGGGACATTACGATCAAGACCGGTGATGCGGATGTCCAATCCATCGGTTTACAGCTTCCCGATCCCTACAACCCCGGTGCGACGTTTATCCATAACAACGCGCTTGAACTGAAGCCACAATCTTCGCAATTGCGTGGCAATGAGCAAGCGCCGGACGTCAATATGTTGTTAGGCTCAATTGCTACTGGTGCTGGTACATCGGTAGACTTTCTGGGTGCCAATATGGGCACACGCGGCGGCGGCAATCGTGGTACCGTTCTTGCGCGCACCGAACCGCCAACGAAGAAGTATGAGTCACGACAGATTTTGATTGAACGTTACTGTCACCGCGTGATGGATCGTGTGATTGATAATGCCGCAAACGCTGGGCTGATTGATCTCGATGAGATACTGCAGCAGGCGCGGACGGTGAAACGGCTTGCCGATCCTGACGACGACCAAATCCTTGAAATGGATGACGTTCGTAATGAGATGGCGGACAAGCAAGACGATTTTGATCAAAAGAACGAGCAGAATCGGCAGCAGCAGTACAGCGATCAACTTGAACTGCAGCATAAGGCACTCGACAACGCCCCGGTTCAGCCTGCGCTGCCCGGCAACAATCCCGCCCCGATCAATACTAATAGGCAGCGCGAAGCTGCGAGTATCGAAGCGCCGAAGAACGGGAAGCTGAATGGCGCAGTATCCAAGAACGGCAAATCACATGGCATTGCCAAGCCTAGTAAAGAGGAGCCGGACTTGAACGATGCACAGAAGCGCCGGATCAAAGCGATTAAGGATTCAGGGCTGTATTCGCGCGAGTTGTTGGAGTTTAGCTTCCCCGCGATTGCGCAAGAGGACCGTCCGGCGAAGCTGAAAGACTTGGCACTCGCCGAAA